GAAGAACTGCATCCTTTGTAGAGCTCGGGTTCAAAAACACATGTGGACATAACATCTGGGCCACTCTGTTATTTACATGTGTTTTACTGATGGCTGTGGTACCTTGAAGGGGAACAAAATAAGCAATTAATTTCCCTTGCTGGAACGGGTTGCCTTGCACCTTAAACCTAACGACAATGTCAGGTTGGGTATACATGAACGAGTAGAACGCAGCCCTAGTGGTATTGGACTTCAGCAAACTAGACGGCACAGGACCCACAAACAATGTCCCATTCACACCAGTCACAGTAGTCCAACTCAACGTCGCAGCCAACTGCGGTCGCTTCGCAACTGTTGTGTAGGTGAGCTCTTTCTCATTGTTTTCGTCCTTCTCCATCCTGACATTACAAACTCGCCCCCCAGTCGCGCTTTCATCTTCGACGAAATTGACTCCGGTAGCACCGTTAACAATTGCACTAGTTGACGCTTGTGCAACACCAATAGGAGTAGGAGAGTCCCTCATGAAATCATCCTCAAATTTCTCCTCAGACAAGCCCGCAACAGGCACAGGCCTATTCACAGTGGGGCAAAAGCACAAATACCCCAAGCAGAAGTCATCACCCGCACTCACGTAGACTTCATCACCAATACCAGTGGTCCCTAAAACGCGCCCAAAGGAACTCACATTGTTGTCAACTCCACCAACTTGATCAACACGTAACTGGTGAAACTGCGTCTGAAACGGCACCTCATAAGACACAAATCCACTTAAGTCGCCCCCCAGTCCAATTGGCCCCATACCAGCACATGAAGAAACAAGGGAAAATGCAGAATCCTTAACTTGTGCATCTGACCGCCCAATCAATGGTTCATAAGTGAGCGGTACAGAAGTTTGAGTTTTAATAAGGATTCTCATCTTTCCTGAATAGAATGAGTACAGCCTGGACCAAAACCATAAATGGCCGGGCTTTTCAGAGGCGTTTCCTCTTACCATATCCCCCATTTCAAGCTTAAAATCAACGCCAACTGTCGACCTAAGGAAACCAGGGCGCTTACAAAGGTCCAAGATACTATCTTTGATGGGCTCACGAAGCATAGCTTCGCGTTTCCTTTCAGCAGGGGCGACAATAGTCTCGGTTGCAACTTCCTGAGCTGTAGACAATGTTGGATCTTGAGCGAGGCCAATTCCTTCTTTGCTTTCAACCACAGATGTGGTTGAAGCTTGTGCCACACCCATAAGACTGGGGGTTTCAATAACCAAGTCTGAAGTTATGTTCCGTGCGAAATCAACCTTAAGATCCTCAAGATGAACATAAATGTTCACATCCACAGTGGCATTCACTGTTTCCGGAGCCCTTAAGGAATTCAGCACCCTCAGAGACCATTCCCCCATAGACTTGTTAAACCTTGTATCCTCACTAGCAGCAATCATATCCCCAGGTTGAGGCACTTGCAACATCTGTGAATAGGCTTTAAAAGGAAACTTGCATTCAACAGTTGCAGTACCATCAGACAACATCAGCACGGTGGAATACTGGGCCATGGCGTCTATAATATCAACGAACTCACTCGATTGCCTAGCATAATGCCCGCAAACGGCCAAACGACCAGTGTGCATTTTCGTTGCAACCATCTCAAACGTCAACACAACCGAGTATTTCGCGAAGGCAAAGGGTAACATGGCATAATCACACAGTGGTATAACTGTCGAAGCCCCAGTCGCGGCAAGCCGTGCTATGGTCATATTAGGCACCAAATCACCAGTTGTGAGCACGGTTCCCTCCGCAGAAGCACCAGACCATTGGACCGTTCGCAACAAAGTCTTCCGAGAACATATATATGAAAGAGATGTTTCGTCTACGCTACTACGTATAGCCCCAGTTGTCATGAAGGTCCGTCTGTCTTGCCTGGCATCGAGCACAGGGGCTTGATTAACGCCATGAGTTGTTGCCATATTCGGGAAGGGATAGCGTACAAACTGTTGGTGTCCAGCAAGATTGGGGTAATCAAATGAGCCACTGGCCGCACTGCTCTGCTCCTGGTCACCAGATTTGTAATCGACTAAGCTCTGTTCAGACGTTCTAATATTAGTGACCGAGGTGGTTATACCTTGTGCGACACCCATATTCTGGAGAAGTTCTGTTTGACCAATAGTCACAAGGGCAACACCGATATGAAGATGAGTGGTGGAACATTTCTGCAAGTTCTCAATAACACAATCCCCGCACATCTTGCAAGCACAAAACGGGCATCGATAATTCTCAGCCAGGTCTATGCATTGAACGCACAGGGTCTCATCTAGGGCATGGTTCTCCTCATGAAAGAAGATGCAATCTTTCGGGTCACATTCTGAAACCCCAAATTCAGCACAATCGACGTGTCGACAAACGACAACCGCGTGGAAGTCACAATAGGGTTCTTCTCCATCCAGAACACCTAGCGCACAACCTCGGAACCGGCAAATAAGCCCAGCCTGCGCATGGCCTGCATAGACTGCTCCTAATTGTTCTGCAATTTTCCCGACCATAGTTTGCGATCCATTAGCCCTGGCAGGTCCTTGTTCGTCATAGAATTTCTGTTCAGGTAAAAATTTCTCTGGGTCTAACATTCCTCTACCCATGAAATCTAACAGATCATTCCAGTTCAAAACATTAATCTGCCTCCCGGGAAACCCGGCGAACAAGTGCTTCAAGGCGGCTCTTCTCAAATGCTGAACTTTCTGCTTACCAAAGGCCGCATAACGGCGTAACCCGTCATTAACCACGGTGACATTACCTTCGAGCGGATCCAAATTCTTAGAAACCATCGCCCAGGTTTTAAGTATATTATCTAACTCATGTGCACCGTAATAACGCTGGCCAGCCACATAATTAGCTATTATAGTCTTGGCTTTGAGGAACTCACAATCAAAAACAGGTTTCAAGGTGAAATCTAGGGCATCATCTTTACTGGCAGTTGTGAAAACAATCTTATGTTCCGCCATAACTTGCTGAAAGGA